AATCAGCTCTTTTTCTTCATCTGATAAGTTATCTTGGTGATTGAATGTACCCGTGTTTTGATGTTGCTTTATCCATTTTCCTAACGCCGAAGGTGTTAACTCATACTCGCGTATAATTTCATTCCTAGGCTTACCATTTTCATATAATCTAACCATTTGTAACTTAAACTCTGAACTAAATGATCTTCTTTCTCTTGTCATAATAAAATCGCCTACTTTCTTAAATTAACAATATCTATTCTCATAGAATTTGTCCAATTAAGTGTAGACGATTCAATACTATCAATAAATATTGGTGTCGCTACATTCATATCCACTTTATCAGTAAAGATACTGTGGTAACGACCCATTGATTCACGAGCTTTCAAGCGATCACTAACTTGGCTTTATAGGTACTTCCACCGTTTCAACATGCTCATTGTATACAAGATTCATACGTCCTGTATCTAGGTTGCGCTCAAACGAACTTTTCTTAACTACAAACTCTTTTGTTTCTGTCTCATCACCAACAGCTGATTTCGTAAGTAAATATAATGTTTCTTTTGCAGTTAATATAGTATCGTCTATAATCTCATCTTTCTTGCTTTGAATATAGTCTTTTACTTTCTCATTGCGCAATAGTCTACTACCCGTTACGTGTGCACTATTTGAGCTATAACCTGCTTTTACGGCACTTTGTGTCACATTAAGTGTTCTAATGTATTCATTCACAAAACGCGCTTGTTTTGCCGTTAACTCACTCATTCTATCACCTCCACAATTTTATCTAATAAGGTTTCATACCATAATCTTACAGATTGCTCTGAACACTCTAAGACATTGCTAATATCTTTAAAACTACGTCCTTGTATTAAAGAATCGAAAATATAAAACTCTTTATCATTAGCTACTCGGTCAACAATCATTTCTAAGTGATTCTTTACAATATGATCATCAATGTTATCGTCTGCCATCCATTCATTAGAATTTTCATCACCTATTGAAAAGAATTCATCGGTATTTATTTCATCATCTATCAACACATCACTTCTAGTTCGCTTATGATAATCACAAACGAAGTCTTTTATTTGCTTTTTATCCATTGTTACACCACTTTTACATATGAAGATTGGTGATATTCATTTACTCGTGCAATCTTACTGTTTTCAATTGCTGTATTTCTTTGTTTTTGACGTTCTGAACGTTGTTTAATACTTGCTTGATACAAATCAACTTGTAAGCGTTCAATGACGTTGTAGGGCTTATATCGTCCATTTGAACGCATATATTTTACAACTTGCTTCTGCTCTTTTTCTGTATAATGATTTAGTACCTTTTTCAACAACGCCATATTATTTATAGATCTATTTTTATAGTTTTGTAACCCTGCTTTTGTTTCAATAATTTTGATAACTAATTTTTCAATCGGATATGAGACAGACACGACCCCCATTATTTCATCACATGTTGTGGTCGACGCACTCATATGGTACATACTTTCAATTTGGAATTCACACATCTTAATTTTTTTATTAATAAATGCTGGGTTAAATTGCGTTAATAGTTGATACTCAGATAGTTTATTGTCGACATTACGATAATATAAAACGTTCTTAGATTTACTCAGTTTCATTTATCCACCCCACTACTTAATAAAGCCAAACCAATTAAGGCTTGGCTTTTGTCTATTTGTTTTTTCTAATATTTACTTTATCAGCTAAATCTGAAATAGTTGGAACATCTCTTACGTTTCTTTTTTCCTCATCGTTCACATCTTCTTTAAGTGCTTCTAAAATAGATAAGCGTTGGTTTTCATCTAATTCAGCATTGTTTATTGCTTCTAATGTTTTACTAAATTGCATTATTTCTTAACCTCCAATTTTTTGTGTTCATTGAAACGAATTGATTTTGTATTAATAAGAAAGTTGTTGAGGTAAAGTACAATCACTTCGCCATATCGTTGTCTAAATAAATTATCTTTTTTCATTTCATTTTGATCTATCAAGGAATCGAACTTATACATATCTTCTCGATATTCTTCATTCATATTGTTGATTTTATCAATAACATTATTAAACTGTTTGATTGTACCTTCTAATTCACGCGCTAAAATTTGTGCTTCCTCTTGATATAACTCAGGAATATTCTTCCTATTCAACAATAAGTCTATGAGTTTTTCGCGCTTAATACTGTTAAATAATTCCTTTTTAATTTCAAATCTTTTATTATCTTTTGCTTTCTCATCTTCTAATTTTGAAATCTTATTAAACGTCTTATCAGCCTCATTATCGTTGCCAACTTTTATATACTCTTTATATTTGGAAGATAGATCTTCAATAGTTTTTGTAGTATTTTCAATTTTAGATTCTAAATTATTAATTTCTTCTTTGTAGCCTTTTACTTCATCGGAATATTTTTCAAATAAATGATTTGTTTTCATTTATGTTACCCTCTTTCATTTCATAGTTATCATGTTACACTTCAATTTCTTCTAGGGCTTTTAAACGGTTCTGACTGCCCTCAATTAAGCCCTTAATACTTTTGATAGCTTCTATCTTATCAGCTTGTGTTTTAATGATGTAATAGCCTCTAGTATCTTTTTTATAGCTATATCCGATAGGATAATGATAATTAATGATTAAGCTTGTAATGACTTGTGTTAACCATCTATTGTTAGCCTTATTCACTTCATATCCCAATTGATTAAGCAGCTTTGTTTTAGTAATATATTTATTAGACGTATTTCTTATCACATTGAGTACTTGGCGGTGTTCATTCGGTAAGTTGTACGTCTTTTCTTTTACTTCAAATTCACTCATTGTCTCACCATGCTTTCTGTTGTTTGCTTACTCTAATTATACCAATTCTACACATCTAAATCAAACTTATGTTCGCTATAAATTGCATTATATCAGGTGTTTAGCATCACCCCTATCCCTCTTAAAACAATAAACAAAAGAAATTCCGTAGTAAAACTTAGTAGTTTCTACAGAACTTAAGTTCCCGTTTTTTACACGAACAAAATACGAACAACAAAACTTTTGCCCTCTTCAAAAATAACAAACATTAACATATATTATCTTTTTAAATTTTTTATACCTTATTAAAACCTTATTACTTTTATCAATATCAAAAACCACTTACCTTTAGTTTCCTTCTTGACGCAATTCTTCGTACCTATCTAAAATCGCACTATTCTTATAACCTACGGAAAAGCTTGGGGTTTTCACTTCTTCTTGATTCAATTGCTCATATTTATCCCTTTTCTCACCATTTTGCAACCCTGGTATAAAACATTGTTTTCTTTCTACCTCAAAATTACTATTTTAAAGTTCTGTACCTCGCTTTTTTAACCTTGTACACCTTCCTATTTCATTGTTCTCAGAGTCTGCGCACCTTTGGGAAACTTTTGGGTTTTAAAAGCCAACACCTTCCGAAAACCTTACCATTTTAAACTTCTATACCTTGTACAAACCTTGCCGTTTTTTTATAAGGAGCCACATACTACATGCGACTCCCTCATAACATTATTTACTTATACTATAATAAGACGCTTTTAGATCATTCAATTTACGTTCTAACCCCGTGTAATCCTCTTGTGCAGCCTTCTCATCTTGTACAAACTCAGTTACTAATCTCAACCCCTCAACTAACTCTGGTGCTGGTTCATTGATTCCCGTAGCTATCTGATACAACATTTCAATATTCGATATCACATCAGTATTACTCGATTGAATGCCCTCAAGTGTATCGGTATCAAATCCATTTTCTAGGTACTCAAACACATCACTATTATTTGATTCTGCATATGTTTGTAATCCATACATAAAATACTCATCTTCAAATAATTGACTGGCCATCATATCACTAATAGAAAGCTGTTTACCGTCATGTAATTCATAACCTACATAATGACCTTCTATACTTCTTATAAGCCCCTCAGTGTGCTTAGGTGACGCTAATTCAAATGATTGCCTTACTTTACAATCTTTAATATATACATGACCGAATAACTTCCCGTTCATCATCACATAAACCATATCAAACGGATCATTGTATAACTTAAAGCAATACGGTTGTACTTTACTATGTTCTAATAATCCAGTGTAGTACCTTAGTAACGTGCCTGCTCGTGTTTCAAATTCATTTACTACAGTTTCTATGTTCATTGCGTTATCTCCTTTTGAGCCATTTTGCTGAATTGTTCAAACTCACCTGTCTCAGGATTAAATTTTTTAATGCTACATGTGGCTGCTTTATCAATGCACCCCACATCATCACTATCATAAAAATTAATATTATGCGCTTTACTTAAAGCCATACATACAACTGGTGAATACCATACTTCATCAGCTTCTATATATTCGACAAATAAATTTTCGGGTGCTGGTATATTTTGAATTGGTGCATCATGATGAAGTTGATTATAAATTTTCTCTTTGTCATTCATATTAGACACACTCCGTTTCTTTCTTACTAATAGTAAACGTGACAGGTAGCCAATGATCTGTTTTAATATTTTTCGACCTTACAATAGGCAAATCCAAACCTTTACCATCAACCATATAAACAATTGGCTCACAAATATCCATCTCAATACGTCTGTCTTTTTTAAGTTCAGCGATAACATCAAACGCTTCTTGACTCCACCCAATCCAAAACACAACATTGGGATGTTGACCACTTGTATATGCGCCGTCACCTTTATAATCAAAATTATTTTCTTCAAATACACGTTCTATTTCTACAAATGATGTACCAGCATGCGCCTTTATATATTCTAAAATTTCTGACTTTAATTGATTTTTATTCATTTTCTTCCTCCTAATTTTTGATAGGTGCCTCACTGTCTTATTCGAATAGCAATTCAAGACACTTATGAACTTCTTTTTACACTTACTCCCTCAAGGGCTTCACTTAATCTGTCTCACTGTCTCACTGTTTACGACCTACATTTATATATTTTGTATATTGTGTAAATAATTTTTATAAAACTTTACCCTAAAAACTATCAAGACACCAAGACACTTATAGCATGGCATATACTGCCACAAGGGATTGCGGGTGTCTTAAACTTGTCTTATAAGTGTCTTACTGTCCTAAAAATAAGATCTCTAAACTTTAAGTTTCTGATAATAAGAAGCTAAATCTACACTAAAGCCATATTGCTTACCAATACCTTCACCATATCGCGTTTGCTTTTTCACAATGTCACAATAATTTGTATTTCTTAACGCTTTATCAATTTTTCTTAAATGGTGTTGTTGTGGTTGGTCATCTCGTTTCATCATCACTTTCCAAATTTCCATGCTACATACCTTGTCACGCCATACATAAGCACCTGGTTTTGTATTCGGTAATTCAATCAATTTACCATCACCATATAATTTAATATAGTCTTGGTCTATAACACCATGCGCAGACACTCTTTTTTCTTCTAACGTTCTATACCAGTAGTCTGACGGAATAGGACGTTCAAGAAATTCTTCTATTTCTCCAACTAAAGCATCTTTTTCAGAATGAGCTTCTTGGACTTTTAAAGCCATTTCACTCGCTTCTTTATCTAGCAACAATGCTTTATCCGTCGGATTCTCATCAAAATATACTTTAGCTTCGGCAAACATTTGTTGCACAACATCTGGTGTTAGATCGTCAAATGGGCTTTTAGTTGCTTTATTTTTATCTGTCGTAATAGGGAAAAAACGACGATTGCCTGTTTGGTCTTTTAAAAACTCATAGTTATTGGTTGTCCCTACAAACACACACTGTCTAGGATGACGCTCTGTGCGTTTACCATACGAAGCTCTATAAATATCTACAATGGCACTTATAAACCCCTTAATATCTTCAATAGTAGACTTTTGAAATGCCGATAGTTCTTCAATTTCACATATCCAAGAACCCTGCAATTTCTTATAGACCTCATCACCTTTAAACGTTTTAATACTTTGGTTATACCAATGACCTCCCAATTTACTCACTGCCGTAGATTTCCCAACACCTTGACCACCATATAAAATAATCATGGAATCATATTTAATACCTGGCTGATAGATTCTAGCAACTGCACCCATCATCCATTTTTTTGTAACTTCTCTATTGTAATGGTTATCTTCAGCACCTAAATAATCAATGAAGAGCGTTTCAATTCTTTTGATTCCGTCCCATGATTTAGATTCAATCATCGATTTAATAGGGTGGAATCTATTTTGATAAGCTTCCTTTTCAATCACAGTATCAATAAGATCACGGCTAAACTGCACATTATACAATCTATCAATATGTGAAATCACATGTGTGGTATCTATATCAGCCCAATAATAATTCGCATCCCCTTTTGACCTCCAATACGGTAGACGTTTCAGTTTGGTTACTTTTTCAAAAGCGTCATATTGTACTAGCCCTTTTAAACTCTCATCATTACACAATATGATTTCAGCATTTGTAGTCGTTTTTTTCAATGCTTGTGTAGTAGCAGAACGCCTTAATTGACTTTTCCAATCATTAGCATTTAAAACACCGGTTCTGCTATCAATCATTTCAAATACTTCTTCGTTTGTAACATCTTCCAAACAAAAACCTCCATTTCTAACTGTATTTACTATCTTTTTTCAAAATACTTTTAAAAGTATTGTTTACTTCACTTTGATTAATAGGTGGTTTGCATACACTTGCCCACGCACTCACTAACCCATAAACTAAGTTTGGATCTACATACCTACGCAAAAGATAACCTGTAATTGAAGCCAATGTTGAATTGCGCTCTCCCTCACTTACACCAAAAGCTATATCTCGCCAATACGCACTATCACGTCGTGTGTACCCTTTGATATTAGGACTATCATTTGATTGTTTATACCCCTTTGACCACTGCTCGAGCATATCAACATTCATAATCGGACAGTCATTCACTCGTTTAATAAATATGTGTCCTTTTTGAATAACTGGTAACGCAAAACATCTACTTGGCTGATATGAACCTTCATCAACTTTGTGGCCAATTTTATTCGCTAATACTTTTGTATAATTACGATAATCATCTGCACTTATTCGCTCATTTAGAGGGATATACAGGCGTATTCTAGCTTGTTCAGTTCTGTGCGAGTAACTTGTGTGCCAAAACCATGCAACATTGCTTAAAGCTGAGCTGATTGCTTCATGTAATTGCTTTAAATCATTTATTTCATCGTAATCAAGTACAATCACATCTCTGTATACGACATTAACGTCATTGCGATGCTTTTTGATAATTTCACCATGATCATTTGCACCGTTTTTAATATCACCGTAAACAGCAACACCACGTGCATACTTATAATTTGCTTCTATAGGTACAGACAGTTTATTAACCAACTTACTCCAATTAATTTTTGAAAAGCTATTAAATGAACGTGAGTCTAAACTTTCATAATGTACCACTGAAACATGTGTGTCATATTCTAATTTAATTTCATTCATTTTTTGCACCTCTAGTGATTCACAGAGTAAAAAATGTTATAATAAACATGTGTAATTTCTAAATTACTCTGTGATTTTTAATTTTTGTGCGTCATCTGATACCTCGCCAAAGTTCTCAGATGATGCTTTTTCTATTTCATGAAATTTTTGTATAAGTTCACCGAATTCTTTTAAGTACACATGTAATAACTCAACTGTATGTTCATTTTGTATACGATGTTCTAAATAGCTAGCAGAAAAATTAATATGTTCCCGTTTTGTTTCTAATTCATTTTTTACAAATCTATCTTCAACAAACCAAGCATGTTTGGTAGCTACATCATTAATTTTTTGTTTTATCACTTCAATGTCACACATTAAATCTTTAATTTCCCAATTCATTTTTATTCTCCTTTCTCTAATTGAAAATTATTCTTTAATTCTTGTGCGCACCATTTCATTATCAATTCTAAGTGCTTTTCACGACTGATCTCTGAAACCACTTCAATACTATTAACATATTCTGTGTGTTCATAACTTTCCAAGTTATTCATGACACTTAACTCAAGTTGATAAACCACGTGTTCTATTACTTCTTTTTGTTCATTATTCATTTTCTAATCCTCCTGTTAAATTACATCCTAAAGTTATTAGCCAAGCATAAACGCTAAAAGCAACATACATGTTAGATATTGCTAGTAATAAAATTGTTAACAATGAAACTAAGCAGATATAAGTTAAGTACATTTTCATTGCCTTGCCTCCTATTCTCCTACTTTAATTTTTGATGAAAATAACTCATCAATTGGCATATCATACATTTCTGAAAGAATCTGACACTCATTTAAATTAAATATTGCTTTACCACTTTCCTTTAACTGGTAACGTTGTGGACTAATACCAAGTTTGCTAGCAACTTTCTTTTGTGTGTCACCTTTTTCTTTTCTAGTAATGTATAACATTGGATAAGCTAGTTTTGTCATTTGAGCACCTCTTTTACGTAGTTTTACGTCGGATTTTAATTAAAAAAAATATCATCTAAAGTTATATTGGTCATTCCCTTTGAAATAAGTATGTTTTTAAAAGTTAACATTTCTTCTTTCTTAAATTCCGTTTTTCCTTTTTCTTTATTTCTGTATGACTGTTCTGATATTTTAAGCTCTTTTGCCATTTGTTGTTGTGTGAAGTTCAACATTTTCCTATAACCCAGTACTTTATTCACTTATTATCACCTCTTCCCTAGACGTAAGTTCTCGTCTGTATGTATAATATAACAGACACGAAAACTAAAAGCAACACAAAAACGTCGGTTTACGAAAGTTTTTATAGATATTCTCATTAGATAGGAAGTGAAAATATGGATAAAAAAACAGATATTGGTTTACGCATCAAAAGTATCAGACTTGCTAAAGGATTGAATTTAAGAGAATTTGGCGAAGAAATATCAAAATTAACAAAAGAAAAAAAATATATTTCGGATAGTATAGTTAGTCGATGGGAAAAAGGGGTGTCAATCCCCAATGCCAAAAGGTTAAAAGCTATTGCAGAATATGGTAATGTGTCTATTAATTTTTTACTATATGGAAATGAGATTTCATACGAAGATATTTATCAAAACATAAAATCAGTGAATATGAAAAACAATATTCAAGACAAGTTAATTGATTTTATCGTTAATTATATGCCCTCTAGTGAGCAAAATACTTATTATTTTAAAGTAGCTAGTTTAATTACAATTATTAATGATCATACAGATTCAAATATAGATTGTATAATAGAACAAATGTATTCATTCATCTCAAATGAGAACATGACATTTTACCATCACGGTGTTTATTTATTGCTAAACGAAGATTTCAAAAAATTACCTGTACAATTATATCTCACTGAATTTATTTATCATTTATTAATCCAAATTTCATTAAAATATCCTGAAGTCTACTTTTTAAACTTGTTGTCGCAATTTGACGACCTCAAAAGTAATATACAAGAAATTTCAACTAAGCATGAAATATTACACAATCATACTAGAAGAAGTAAAATAGCAGAATTTATAGACTCTAAAGAATACCAAAAATTAATGAATAAAATCGATGTTATGAAAGAAAAGTTACTCAATAAAAATATTTTAAAAAAACAAGGCGATACTCATGACACATAACTTAAACCTATCCCATAACATATATAAAGACACTAAACGCGGTACTTATTATTTCCGTATCACTTACTATGACAAGAGCAATACTCGTAAGTACATAACACGTAAGGGGTTTAAACAACGTAAAGACGCAGTTAAGAAATGTAACGAAATGATGGACGAATTAGAGGGAGTCGGACACCTTAATAGATTACCTTTTGACAAGCTCGTTGAAGAATATATAGACTGGTATTCAGCACGTCGAAAGACATCAAGTGTAAAAGCATTAAAAACACATACAAATAACCACTTGCTACCTTATTTTAAATCTATGGATGTATTTAAAATGACTACACAAGATGTGATGAAATTTCAGAATAAGAAGTTAAAAGAGGGGCATTCTGGAGACTACTTAAAGAAGATGCATGTATATTTAGTATCATTACTGAATCATGCAATGAAGTTTCATGAGTTAAAACAAAATGTTGCATCTCTTGTAGGGAATTTTGAAATAGAATCACAGAAACGATTGAATTATTGGACATTAGAACAATTCAATCAATTTTATGGTGCGCTAGTGACACAACAACAAAAGTTATTCTTTAAACTATTGTTCTACTCTGGAGCACGCAAAGGCGAAATCAGAGCGCTCACATGGCGCGATATTAACTTTGATGATGATTTTATCCATATAAACAAAACGGACTATCACGGTGAAGTGACAGCCCCTAAAACGAAATCAGCCATACGCGATATATATTTGCCTACTCACATGATGGATGACATCAAAGGTTATTTAAATTGGTATAAAGAGAATAACATATTTAAAGATGATTATGTATTATTTGGTACATTCTATAAAGCTTACAGCGAGTCTACCATTGATCGTTGGTTTACTAACGCATTAAAAGTGTTGGATGAGCAATTACCAAATGGACAAAATTTCCCTAGAATCGTTATACACGAGTTAAGACATAGTCATGCATCTATGTTAGTTAATCTAGGGGCCAGTGTAATGATTATAGCTCAGCGTTTAGGTCACAGCGATACGACTGAAGTATATAACCGATATGGTCATTTATATCCTAGTACACAGAAAGAAATAGTTAAATACTTATAA